CAAACTAAAACCTTTTGGTAAGGTATATGGTTGTAATGGATTGTATAGAGATTTTACACCAGATGTTTTAGTAGCAATGGATTATAACATATGCCATGAAATATATCGTAGTGGTTATGCATTTGAGAATCCTGTCTATTTAAAAGAGTGGCAAAAAAATCCTGCCTCCATGTATGATAAGTTGTTTTATCCCGAAACAGTTACTAAGTTTATAGGCAATGTTAATCCACATGAATATACAGACGAGTGGGTGTGGAAAGGTGAAGATAAAAAATTCTTTGTGTGTTGGGCGAACAATGTAGATATGTTAAGAAAATTTAGAGAAGAAAATACAGAGTGGCATGAGGATGATTTTAAATTACATTTTGGTGAGGACCAAGAAGGGTATACTATAACATGGACAAAGAAAAAAGACAAAGTAATGGGACTGGGCAAGTACCAACAGGAGAAGACAAACGCAGGTGTTCTAATTGCACTAATGGCAGCAGATGTAAGCAACAAGGTTTATTTGGTGGGGTACGATTACAAGTCGAAGACAAAAAAAGTAAACAACATATACAAAGGCACAAAGGGGTATGTGGGTCCAAAGGCACAAGCAATTGATCCTGATAATTGGATATACCACACTAAGAGATTATTAAACAAATATGAAAAACATGAATTTATACATGTAGGTGATAATATAAAAGAATTAGATGAAAGAGATAATTGGACAAATATATCATATGAAGAATTAGATGAGAGAATTAACAATAAGCAAATATAACGAATCCTATATCAAGTGTACTAGCGAAGATTTAGGTTTACTTCAAGAGTTATCTGAATTTTTTACTTTCAAAGTACCTGGTGCTTCTTTTATGCCAAGCGTTAGAGCAAAAAGATGGGACGGTCAAATACGATTATTCTCTAAAGCAACAGGTAAACTATATTACGGACTACTCCCATATGTTGAACATTTTATTGAAAATTCGGGGGGTACAATCATACGAGAAGGGTTCACTAACCCTGCTAGCGTGTCGCTGAGCGAGGGTTTTTCCAAGTTTGCGGACAAGATAATCAAGGATTCTATAAAAATAAGAGATTATCAATTATCAGCGTTTTCTCACGCAATCAACAATAGGCGGACAATATTACTGTCGCCTACGGCCTCAGGTAAGTCATTAATCATATATTGTATTATTCGTTTACTTACTACATTGGATAAAAATTGTTTATTGGTTGTACCAACTACCTCATTAGTTGAGCAAATGTATAAAGACTTTGAGGACTATGGTTGGGACGCAGAAAAATTTGTGCAAAGAAAATATTATGGTTATGAAATAGACGATAGTAAACCTGTGGTTATATCCACGTGGCAATCACTTGCTACTTTTGATAAGAAGTATTTTGAAAAGTTTGATTGTGTAGTAGGTGATGAAGCACACTTATATAAATCTAAAGAATTGCAAAAAATTATGGGTGCTTGTGTAAATGCAAAATATCGTATAGGCACAACTGGTACTTTAGATGACAGTAAGGTACACAAATTAGTATTAGAAGGTTTGTTTGGTAGAGTGCATAGTGTTACAACTACAAGAGAGCTAATAGATAAGAAACAACTTGCTGATTTAAAGATACAATGTTTAATTCTTAAATATTCACAAGATGAATGTAAGCATGTTAAAAAATTAACCTACCAAGAAGAAATGGACTATATAGTATCACACGAAAAAAGAAATAGGTTCATTCGTAATCTAACAAAAACCCGAACAGGCAATACATTAGTTTTATTTCAGTATGTAGAAAAGCATGGTAAGGTTTTACATGAACTTATAGGTGATACATTAGATCATCAGGTCAGAAAATTGTTTTTTGTCTATGGTGGTACAGAAACTAAAGATAGAGAAACAGTAAGGAGTATTACAGAAAATGAAAACAATGCAATTATTGTGGCGAGTTACGGAACTTTTTCTACTGGTATCAATATTAGGAATTTACATAATGTTATATTCGCAAGTCCTACCAAATCTAAAATTCGTATTTTACAGTCTCTTGGTCGTGGGTTGCGTCTTGGTGATAATAAAGTTAAAGCAAATCTTTATGATATTGCTGATGACTTTTCTTACAAAGAAAAAAGAAACTTTACCCTTGGTCACTTTATGGAAAGAATAAACACATATTCTGAACAAGAATTTGACTATGAGCTAGATCATGTCGATATTAGATAAATAGTATTATGGAAGATAAAAAACCTAAAACAACTGAAATTAAAGTTCCACTACCTAGAATGATCATGTTATCAAATGGGCAACAAGTCATTGCTGGTGTTTACGTTACAGATGGTTCAGAATTTATAAGATTAAATGAACCTTACAAAGTACGAATACATGAAAATGCCGTAGATGATGAAACGTATTATGTTGAGGAAAGAATGTCATTAACACCTTGGATGTTTCAAACAATAGATAAAATATACTCAATTCATAAAAGTCATATATTTTCTATTGGGGTACCAAACAAAAACTTGACAGAATATTATAATAATGTTAGAATGGGATTATTTCCTACAATGAAAAAAGAAATAGAACCTATAATGACTAAACAACAACATGATAAGAGTTTTGAAAAAGCAATGGAAGAAATGTCAGATGAGGATTACTTCCAGACCCTGGAGTATCTTCAAGGTAAGATTAAAGCTAACTAAGTTAATACTCTATGCAAACCGGACATACCGGATTATATCAGGAAAGAAATTTTTGTCAAGGCAAAAAGACACAAAAAACCAAAATAATTTAATTATCAAAATCTTGTATATATCCCTTGACAATAACACTATATCCTGATATTATAGCTTACAAATTAGGAGTAATACTATGACAGTAAAACTAAAAAGAAAGAAGACAGAGCATTATGTAGATAATAAAGTCTTCAATGAAGAAATGAAAAAGTATCGTAAGAAAGTATTATCCGCAAGAAATAGAAATAGAAAAGACCCACCAATCAATGATTACATAGGTGAATGTTTCCTAAAGATTGCAAACCACTTATCTTACAGACCAAACTTTATTAACTATACATACAAAGAAGATATGATATCTGATGGTATTGAAAATTGCTTAACATATGTAGCAAACTTTGATCCAGAAAAATCTAGTAATCCCTTTGCATACTTTACACAAATAATATACTACGCATTTATACGAAGAATACAAAAAGAAAAAAAACAAACAACAATAAAACAAAAACTAATACTTAAATCAGGATTAGATGAGATAGTTAGACAAGAAGGTGATAACGAAGAATATCAAAATTCATATGCAGACTTTTTAAGAAAAAATATGATTGTTGATGAAGAACCTGAAAAGAAAGTTAAACCTAAATTAGCAAAAAGAAAGAAAGTGTCTAAACTAGAATATTTTATGTAACTATGAAAATTGCTTTAATTAACGACACCCACTTTGGTGCCAGAAACGATAATCCAAACTACGCTAATTATATCTACAAATTTTGGGATAATATATTCTTTCCTTATATAGAAGAGCATAATATAAAAGATGTTATACATTTAGGTGATGTATTAGATAGACGTAAGTTTGTTAATTTTAAAACACTAAAAGATTTTAATGATAAATTTGTTGATCGCTTAGAAAATATAAACTTTGATATTATTATAGGTAATCACGATACTTATTACAAGAATACAAACTCAGTAAATGCACCAAGAGAATTATTAAATTGGTGTAACATATATTCAGAACCAACAGTAGTAGAAAAAGGTGGCATGAAAATGTTAATGATTCCTTGGGTGACACCAGAAAATCTTGAACAAACAACAATGATGTTAGAACAAGAAAGTGCTGACATTGTATTAGGTCATTTAGAGGTCAAAGGGTTTGAAATGTTTAATGGTGCTTATGCTGATTCAGGTCTTGATAAAAAACTATTTCGTAGATATGAAAAAGTCTTATCTGGTCACTTTCATAAAAAGAGTGACGATGGACACATATACTATCTTGGTAGTCAGTATGAATTTATGTGGAATGATTATAACTGTCAAAAAGGATTTCATATACTAGACACAGGAACCAGAGAACTAGAGTATATTAAGAATCCTTATACTATACATGAAAAGATATATTATAATGATGAAGAAAATGATTACAAAGATTTTGATTATGAAAAATATAGAGACAAATACATTAAACTAATTGTAGAAAAGAAAAAAGATTACTATTTGTTTGATAAATTTGTTGATGGGTTTTACAAAGAAACTAACGTACATGATATAAAAATTATAGAAGACTATTCAGACCTAGACGCCTCAACTGTTGCAGACGATATTGCTGATAAAAGTGAAGACACACCCACACTACTAGATAATTATATTGATGAATTAGAAACTGATTTAGAAAAAAGTAGATTAAAAAAATTAATGAAATCATTATATACTGAGGCAGGAGATTTAGAGATATGATAATATTTGAAAAAATAAGATGGAAAAACTTTTTATCCTCAGGTAATACTTTTTTAGAAACAAACTTAAATGATAATTCTACTACACTTATTGTAGGCCACAATGGTGCTGGTAAATCTACTATATTAGACGCTTTGTGTTTTGCTTTGTTTAATAAACCTTTTAGAGAAATAAAAAAAGATCAATTAATAAACAGTATTAATCTTGGTGGAACAGAGGTTGAATTAGAATTTACCATGTCATCTAATCATTATAGAATTAGACGAGGTATAAAACCTAACATATTTGAGATATATCTAAATGGTGAATTGCTTAATCAAGACGCTACTATTGCAGATTATCAAAAACAATTAGAACAACAAATACTTAAATTTAATTATCGTAGTTTTACCCAGGTAGTAATACTTGGTGCTTCTACCTTTGTACCATTCATGGAATTAAAGACAGCACACAGACGAGAAATTATAGAAGACATACTTGATATAAAAGTTTTTTCTGTAATGAGTATGTTGACTAAAATAAGAATAAAAGAAATGGATGAACAAGTAAAAGATATTTTACGAGAAATAGATATTATACAAAACAAGATTGATACTCAAAAAGAGTATATTGAAAAATTAAGTAATAGATCAGACGTAGAAATACAAAGTGAAATAGAAAAAATAGAAACAAATAAAAATGCAATAGACAAATATAATACACATGTACAAGGATTACAACACCAAATAGATAAACTAAGAGATACAATTAAAGACAAAGATGGCGTGTCAAGTAAAGTAGATAAACTAGGTAATTTTCAAGCACAGTTTCAAAGTAAATTAAAAGAATGTAATAAACACCAAAAATTTTATGAAGACAATGATAACTGTCCTACATGTCAACAAGTATTATCTAATAAACAAGAATTAATATCAAACAATAATAAACAGTTAATGAAATGGAATCAAGCATTAGAAGATGTACAAAAAGAAATACAATCACTATCAGGCAGGTTATCTAAAATACAAAGCATTGAACAAGATATGCGAACAACAGAAATTGATATCGCTAAGTTTGGTCAATCAAAAGTTGAGCTAAACAATATTAACACAAAACTAACACATAAAATAAATGAGTTAAAAAAACAATCTAGTGAAGATGGTGAAGCATTAGGAAAACTTAATCAGTTAGAAAGTGATTTTGGTGATAAAGAAAAAACTAAATTAATAAAAGTAGAAGAACTAGATTACTTACAAGCTGCTAAAACAATGTTAACGGATTCTGGTATTAAGACTAAAGTTATTAAACAATACTTACCTATTATCAATCAATTGATTAACAAGTATCTTGCAAGTATGGATTTCTTTGTAAACTTTAAATTAGATGGTGAGTTTAAAGAAACGATACGATCTAGATATCGTGATGAATTTACATATGCCTCATTTAGTGAAGGTGAAAAGATGAGAATAAATCTTGCATTGTTATTTACTTGGCGAGCAATTGCAAAGATGAAAAATAGTATATCTTGTAATTTATTAATGTTAGATGAAATATTTGATAGTAGCCTTGATGGTCAAGGCACAGACGATTTCTTAAAAATATTAAATACATTAGAAAATGAGAATATCTTTATTATATCACACAAAACAGATATGATAGCAGATAGATTTAAGAATGTAATTAAGTATGAAAAAGTAGGAAACTTTACAAAGGTTGTAGAATGACACCACAAGAAAGAATAGAACTATTAGCAATAACCGCTGAAGAATGTGGTGAACTAACGCAAGAAACTATGAAGATTGTTAGATTTGGTCAAGATAATGATAATCTAACAAAAGAGGCAGGTGATGTTATGTGTATGATACAGTTATTAATTGAGAAGAATTTAGTAAATCAAGCAGAGTTAAACAAGAGAATTGTAGAAAAACGAGAAAAACTAAAGACTTTTTCGGCCTTGACAAATCTATAACAACCTGATATACTAACCCCATGTATTTACTAGAAGATGTATATAAGTCAGCAGACCGTAAACTATTTACTGTAATATCAACATTTGCAGGTGGTGGTGGTTCTTCAACAGGTTATAAACTTGCAGGTGGTAATATACTTGCTGTTAATGAATTTGTTGAAAGTGCAATAGACACATATAAATCTAACTATCCTAACACTCCTATATTACCCAATGATATAAAAGAATTAACTGGTCATGATTTACTCAAGGCCGCAGGTATACAACAAGGCGAACTAGACATATTAGATGGATCGCCACCATGTAGTGCTTTTAGTATTGCAGGTAAAAGAGAAAAGGGTTGGGATAAAACTAAAAAATATAGTGACGACAAACAAGTCGATAATATAGAAGATTTATTTTTTGAATTTATACGAGTTGCCAAAGATGTGCAAGCAAAAGTAATCATTGGTGAAAACGTTGCTGGTATCACAATGGGTACAGCAAGAGAATACTTTAATCGTATAGTAAATGGTTTTGGTGATATAGGTTATGAGGCAGTTGGTAAAGTATTAAG